TTTCAGATGCACGCTGTTGTCAGTTATTAGCGTGGGTGTTGGAGATAGGAGGTTATACAGAGGAAAGTACTCATAATTTCAAACTTAATCAAGATATTCATATAGCGCAAAAACGCCTGAATATATTAGCAGGAGAATTGCCTAATATGGAATTAATAGCCGTATTTAATGAGTATCATTCAGAGCTTTTAAGTTATTTAAATAAAAAAATCGAAAAACCTCAATGGCTAATCGACTTTGAAAATTACTATAAGTTAAATCCTTACAACAATAATTAACAACCGATTTGAGATGAGATTGAGTGCGCATAAATCTTTATCAAATCTCTAATTTCAAATCAAAATGAATGAGTATCAGAAATTTTTAAAGAACAAAATCAAAATCGCTCCTAAACAAGGGTTTGAATGCTCACTTGATGAGATTAACCCTCGAATGAAGCCCCACAACCGATTAATGGTAAAGTGGATGGTCGAAGGTGGTAGGCGCGCCTGTTTCGCGTCCTTTGGGCTTCACAAGACCGTTACACAGCTGGAAGCTGTTAGGGTAGTCCTTCAAAAGTTAGGAGGAGGCAAAGGGCTCATAGTTTGTCCGCTATCTGTACGACAAGAGTTTGTCGAAGACGCTAAGAACATTCTCGGCTGGGAGGTAGCTCCTAAATTTATACGCCGTATCGAGGAAACGGACGATAAGGACGGTATCTACCTAACCAATTATGAAAGTATCAGAGACGGCAAATTAGATCCTCGACACTTTCAGGTAGCAAGCCTTGATGAGGCAAGTATCCTCAGAGGCTTAGGAGGCTCTAAAACGTTCCGTGAGTTTATGAGGTTATTTACAGGCGATGCCGGGCCAATGCAACAGCGCAGAGTAGCGGACAACATCAAATACCGATTTGTAGCCACAGCCACTCCCTCCCCTAATGATTATATAGAGTTATTAGCGTATGCCGACTTCTTAGGAGTAATGGACGTATCACAAGCTAAAACACGCTTCTTTAAACGCGATAGTACTAAGGCTGATAAGCTCACTTTGCACGCTCATAAAGAAGAGGAATTTTGGCTATGGGTATCCTCTTGGGGGCTTTTTGTTACAAAACCTTCTGATATTACCCAAAACGAAGCAGACGATATGGGCTATATACTCCCCGACTTAGATTTGCGTTGGCACGAAATACCTACTAATCACGAAAATGCAGGAGTAGAGAAAGACGGACAAGGAAAGTTGTTTAAAGACACAGCACTTGGACTACAACAATCTGCACAAGAAAAACGCGAATCGTTAGATGACCGCATTGCTAAAATGTTAGAACTCCGTGCTGAAGACCCTGAAGCCCATCGTGTAATATGGCACGACTTAGAGAGTGAACGCAAGGCGATTGAAAAGGCTATCCCAACACTAAAATCAATATACGGTTCTCAGGATTTTGAAAAGCGTGAGGAGATAATAAAGCAATTTTCTTATGGCGAGTTGCAAGAATTAGGAGCAAAGCCCGTAATAGCAGGCTCAGGGTGTAATTTTCAACGGTATTGCAGTTGGGCAATATACTTAGGGATAGGTTATAAGTTCAATGACTTTATACAGTCTATTCACCGCCTGCAACGCTTCCTACAGAAGAACGTGGTGCGAGTAGATTTAATCTATACCGAAGCCGAGCGCAACGTGCGTAAAACCTTAGAAAACAAGTGGAAAAACCATAACAAATTAGTAAAGAATATGACTGAAATCATTAAAAAATACGGACTTTCTCATTCTGAAATGGCGCAAGTACTTACGCGCAAAATAGGCGTGGAGCGTATTGAAATTAAGAATAATTACTACCATATCGTAAACAACGACAATGTAGTAGAATTAAACCCCAACGAGAACCCTCACGCACTTAAAGACAACAGTGTAGGGCTTATCCTTACCTCAATACCTTTCAGCACTCAATACGAGTATTCTCCTAATTATGCTGATTTCGGGCACTCTGAAAGCAACGAGGAGTTTTTTAAACAAATGGACTACCTTACCCCTAACTTATTCAGAGTATTGCAACCTGGCAGGATAGCCGCCATACACGTAAAGGATAGGATTGTGCCAATGGGATTGTCTGGTATGGGTGTACAAACCGTCTACCCTTTCCACGTAGATTGCATACAGCACTACACCAAGCACGGTTTCGCCTATATGGGTATGAAGACCATTGTTACTGATGTGGTGCGTGAAAATAATCAAACCTACCGCTTAGGGTGGAGTGAGCAATGCAAAGATGGAACTAAAATGGGAGTAGGAATGCCTGAATATCTTTTATTATTCAGAAAGCCGGCTACAGACAGAACTAACGCCTACGCTGATGAACCAGTTGTTAAGAGCAAGAACGATTACACGCGTGCAAAATGGCAAATAGACGCTCACGGATTTACACGATCCTCAGGCAACCGTTGTTTAAAACCCGAAGAGTTGGCTAAACTACCTCACGATAGCATATTCCAAGAGTATAAGCGTTTTTCATTGGAAACAGTCTATAATCACGATTTCAATGTAAAAATAGCCGAAACATTAGACCTACACGGCAAATTGCCCACCTCGTTTATGCTCTTACAACCTCAAAGTTGGAGTGATGAAGTGTGGACGGATGTAACCCGTATGCTCACCCTCAATGGATCACAATGGAGCAAAGGAAAAGAGATGCACCTTTGCCCAATGCAGTTTGATATAGCAGACCGTGTGATTGAGCAGATGAGCAACAAGGGTGATGTAGTATTAGACCCCTTTGGAGGGCTAATGACAGTACCCTATCGTGCAGTGCTTAAAGGTCGTTACGGAGTAGGTTTTGAACTCAATCCACAATACTTTTTAGACGGTGCAGCCTATTGCGAGGCGGCAAAACAAAAAGTAAGTATGCCAACGCTTTTTGACCTTATAGACGAAGCAGAGGCAACACAAAAACAAGCAATCTAATATTTCATTCATTTGTCTCCCCTTGTCTTTGGCGAGCGTTATTATTTGGCGTGCCATTGTCCAGAGAGCAAGTTAAGGGCAAGGGGAGTTTTTTAAACAATAAATATGTAACTATGAAAGATACATTTATTCTAAAGACTAAATACGGAAGCGTGGTCAATAAATTGTCCGACAAGCAGGCGGGCGTTCTTTTCAAAATGTTATTCGAATATGTGGAGAACGGGGCAAACGCAGGCTCAACAGATGAGAAAGTTGAAATGGCTTTTGAGTTTATCAAATTAGATTTAGATGCGTTTTCAGAGAGTTATCAAAAGAAATTAGCGGTTAATAAAGAGAATGGAAAAAAAGGAGGTAATCCGAATTTTGTGAAGGGAAAATCTAATCCTTATTATGAGAAAAAAGATAACCCAAACATAACCGAAGATAACCCAACATTACCAAACATAACCGAAGATAACCCAACATTACCAAACATAACCGAAGATAACCCTAATGATAATGATAATGATTATAATATAAACAAACAAACAAACACGCACACACACGAGAAAAAACCAAAAGCCGAAAATTCAACCTTAAAAGCCTATGAAGATTTTAACGGAGATGCTATTGCGCTGGCGGGCTGGTTGTCGAAACGTTGGAATGATGCTAAAAGACATTACAACGTTGGGACAATAGGTAAAGTTGCGATATTGGGTAATGCAAGAATGAATCTTATTGAGGTTGCAAAAAATTACACACAAGGAGAGATCGAATTAGCAATTAAAGGCGTATTTATTCAAAAGCAGATTTATCCGCAATTCACACTATCACCCGATAAAATGTTAGAACCCGACCATTTTAGCACGTTTTACAACGCGGGACTTACAGAAACCCAATTATACAGCAAAGAGCCTCAAAGGGGGCAGAAAAGCAGCAAAAACGGGGTAACGCGTAATATTGGCGACTTGTAAATTCAAATTAACGACAAAAATTTTATAAAAATGCTAAAAAACACAATGGATGTAGATGTAGCCTTGCGACGACTGCAATACCTCGCTAATCGCAAAGGAACGACTGATGACAAAACAGCATTTAACGCCGTACTAAAATTCATCAAAACATCACAAGAACAACAAACGGATAAATACCCGTTGCTATCGAGATTATTTTGCTTTGTATTCCTAAATCGCTATCTATTTGCCAAAGATATTGACGAAAAAGCTACTGCCAGCAGCATATTGGCACACGTACACGAAATCGTTCAAAAACCCCTCGAATGGTGGATAGACGATATAGCCGAAACGACAAAAATGTTGCGATACGAAACAGCATACAAAGACTATGAAAAAGCACTACGTGAGGCAAAAAGAGTAGCAGAAGCCAATAAAACACCTGCAGAAGACAGTGAAACTCTCGAAGATGAGTACAAATCTGAAGATGTTTTGAGAATTGCAAGAGAAAAAAACAAAATTGCAAAGGAAAAAATGGCTGATTGCGTTGCAGTTTTACAAAAAGAATACAAAAAAGAGGAAATCGAATACTTTATCAAGTCAGAAATCACTAAATTATCGCTTCTATGTCGTTAAAAATACAAGAAATAGAAGAAGGAGTTGAACTATCTCCCTTTGATGATTTGTGGTTTGCCCGCGAGTATGAAAGAGCATTCGTAGCCTTAGATAAACCGATAAAACCACCTGAGATTATCATCAGCATAGGAGAGCACCAAGAGTATAACAATTATGTGCCTACACCAGTAATGACAGCAGGAAGTTTTAGTGTAATAGCTGCACCCAGCAAAAGCAAAAAAACGCTATTCAAAACGCAACTATGCGCTACCTATATCGGAGGGAATGCCTCATATCGATTTCCCTTATTATGCTCTCATCGAAAAAATGATGATTACATCTTAGATTTTGATACGGAGCAATCAGAATATTACGCTCAGCGGACTTTTAGAGGAGTGCCTAAAGTGGTAGGAACAAACTATCCTAACTATCTAACTTTTAAAATACTACAGTTGTCAGTAGAAGAACGAGTGGCGTTTATTGATAAAGTCTTAGAACGTTTTAGAGGAAAGGTAAAATTAGTATTTATCGATGGGGTTGCCGACCTAATGAACGATGTAAATAACCTCGAATGGAGTAACCAAATTGTACAGAAACTCATCAAGTGGACAGATGAATATAAGATACATATTTGCACAATCATTCACGTTGCTTATGGAGTCACCAAAGCCACTGGACACTTAGGAAGTGCCGTCACCAAAAAAGCAGAAACAGTCTTTTTGCTAAAACTTGATGAAAACAACAAGGATATAGTAGAAGTTGTGCCACAATACACTCGTAGTTATCCCTTTGAAGCATTTAAATTTATGGTTGATAGTAACGATTTTACAATATATCCTTACGATGAATTTACTGGTACAATGGCAAAACCAATAACAATGCCTCAATCAAGCCCTCCGAGAGAACCTACACAAGAGCGAAATACTAATACTATTCCTACAGCTTCACCTGCTGAAGCCTTTGCAAAAACACCCCCTAACGATGGAGTGCCTTTTTAATCGTAAACAAAAACACTTAAAATGAACAAAAGTAATAACAATAAATTTATAACAGAACTCCGTGCGAGAGGATTGCAAATTACACCTCAAGAAGCACAAAACCTAATGAATATCGCAATTGCCGAACACGATAAAGCAGTAGTAATGCCCGTGCTCAAGCGTGAGAAGATAGCCCATTACGCTATCCTTGCTCTATCGTATGCCGATAGCCTCAACGAACTTATGTACGGAATTGACGATACAAAGTTCAGCCACGAATTTAAACTCGCCTTTCGTAGACTAAAACTATATAGCGGCGAGGCAGTCAAGCAATTCAAAAGAACAATGAAAGATGACAAAGTGCTAATTGATGCCTTTGAGTCGTACTCTAATGACTTATCGGAAATGATATATCAGCACTTAGACGTGATTAATGAAAAGTATAAAGAACAATGAAAAAACAATCATCACAAGAAAGAGAAGCAGTGGAATTATTCGAGTATGCTGCACGTAACCTCATCAAGGAATTTTGCCACAAGCAAGACCTACAATTTGAATTTGAAAATTCAGATATAGAAGCGGGCGTTGTGTGCTTATCAGACTACTTTTTCAATATTGAAGATATATACTTCGATATGAAGCATAACAAACCTCAAGGGAAGATACTGCAATGGTACGACTACCGACTAATGCACAACTCAAATATCAATTACCGCTCCTACTGTATGGGAATGAGAGAAGAATTAAAAAAGCAAAACAAATGAGCACTTTACATTTAACCTTAAAGAAAAAGTGGTTTGATATGATTCTCTCAGGAGAAAAGACAGAAGAGTACCGCGACATCAAACCGTATTACAACCTTCGTCTTATAGGAAGAGAGTATGACAGTGTTGTATTTCGCAATGGGTATGCCTCCAACGCCCCTCAA